CCGTCAACTCGACACAAATCATAAAGTAATGAACTCTCCACCACCATCCCTGGCTCAATACGAGGCAGATCCTCAATCCACTTGGCTGCCTCATAAGTTGACACCCCATAAATCCTATTAAACTGCCTCTCAACCGCCTCAAAGTCAACGTCCACTTCGCGCGTGAGGAATATTTTATGAGGATTGTCATGTGTGAGACCCTGTTGTGCGACAAAATGTTCTGAGTGGTATGATGCAACATCACGCAACATTCGTTTGCAAAATTGTCCCAACACAGGGATCCAGGAATAGTATTTGAAACCCACAGCCACACCAGTCATGTGACCCAACACATCCTTGTGGTCCATGTGTCTGTGTGGCATGAAAGATTTCGATAAGGTGCGGAAAGGTTTGGGACCCAATACGCGGACATCACCAGTATCCCAAAGGCGCATTGAGCAAAACTCGAGGAAATCATATTGATCTGGGGCCCGCTCAACCATCTTGAGCTCGTGACCCATCTTAAACACCAAATCCTTAATCCGTTTAACATCTAGTTTATGCTTGCAGAAGAGAATGTTGTCATCGCCCAGTTGCATGACTTTCCAATCATCTCTATCAACACCCAACTGTTCCATGACCCAGGCAAAGATCATGAAACCTCGCAAGCTGTTACCAAAACTAGTGTTAATGACACCAGAACACACTTTCCCCTTATGTTTATACTTTAGGCCGAACATAGTACGTCCATTAGTTGTTCGTTGTAAACGCATAAACGCCATTTGGTGTGGTGATAGGACACGCTCATAATAAGCTAATTCAGCATCAATAGCTTCAATTTCAGTGTGTCCATCATATCTGGTGAAATCACCTTCATATGCCCAATAACCCAGTTGTTCAAGTCGAGAAACCATATAACCTAATGCATCACCTGTGAAACCGGATGTGTAAATGAAATTACCGCGCATTGCTGAATCAAGATCGTGGGTCGGCCAATATACCTTACACATGGTCTTCATCCAAGTGTAGAATTCAGGGCCGGTCATGGCTAGGTACTCATCAGTCTTACCCAAA